GATATCTCACCAAAGTAATCACTGTTGGTTATATCTTCACAAATACTAGTTTTACGAAAAGCTGACTGTACCTTCTTACTGTAAATTACAGGTGAGAAGTTACCATTAGGTAGGTTTCCGTAACCAGCTGCAGTCTTAAAAGCCATTGGTTATCTCCTTTCGGCTATGTATCGAAACGAGCCAACTTCGACAGTTTCAAGGCTACATCTTTAGGGTGAGGATAATCCTGGCCTAACGATTGTAGGTAGTTGATATGTTTAGAGTTAGCATGAGCAGGAGGTAGTCTTTTGTAACTTCAGAAGAGGCTCCTAAAAGAAACTAGCTATGTTTTATTTATAGCTAGTTTTATAATTGTCTGTAGTATAACATATTTAATTTAAATTGTCAAGTACTTTATCTTGCACCACCAGTTAAATCATACGAAAATGTACCATTTCTTATAGATTCTGATATTGCTTCCTCATATTTATCCCAATCTGAACCTGTTAAATTCTTTACCCTTGACTCAGACCATACATTTCTATTACCTGTAGATGGTTCTTTTCCTCTAGAAATTTTAGATATTGATTTAGCTGCTTCATTATCTATATCCTTTGAGGAAGTTTTTCCTGTTTGATTTGTTTCTAATTTATACAGATCGATTGCTTTAGCAGCAGCTCTTGGATCACTGTCATTTTCATACAATACGTCTTGTATCCATTTAGGTTGGTCTGCAACCCAATCATGGAATGCTTGATCTGCTCTTATTTCAGCAAAATCAGGATGCAGTTTTTCTAATTCATTCTCTGCTTTTTCTAATTGAACTTTAATCTTTAATTCATCCACGTATTTAAGTTTTTCTTCTACGTCTTTACGTGCTTCCATTGCTTTTTTAGTTGCAATAGTTTCGACTATTTTAGCAACGTCAGGATACTGTTCAGTCCACTGCTCTAACTCTTCATCAGTCTTAGGTAGTTTCACTTGTTTGCGAGTTAACCCATCAACCTGCTGTTTAAGTTTAAGTATTTCAGAGTTATGATTTTCTTGGATTTGTTGATTATGTCTTCTTAAATCTCCATATCTTTTCTTAAATGTTTTTTCTTCAGCATCTAAATTTGAATCTTCCTCACTTTCTTCAGGTTTCGTAGCTTCCTGATTTCTTTGAGATTCTAATTCTTCTATTTCTTTATCCATTTCATCAATTGATTCTCTTTTATATCTGTTATTTATAGGTGCAGTCTTTACTTCTTCTTTTATTATTTCCATTTTTTACTCTCCGGTAGGGGCTACTAGTTGCTTTTCACCATGAAAAGGGTAGTAGGTAGCCAAAATTAAATAGGTGACATTATTCCTTGGTTAGTTTGAGCTTCTTCAATTATTTGGGCTGTTTCGGAAGGTACAAGCCCTACACCTGGTATAAAAATTTCACCTCCAGTATCAACTCTATTATCAACCATAGTTTCAACAGGATTAATTACATTTGGTAATCTTTCACTGTCTCCTCCTGCCTCTGTTGCTAAATTAGTTGTTTGATTAAATGCATCAATAGTCTGTTGACTAAGACTAGATGGTTCATCAGTATTTACTACTGTATCACTAGAAGTAGGACTTTGCCCACCACTAATTCCTGCTGCGTTTGGCGTGTCATCACGATCTCCTCCTACTTTTTCAGCAAGATCTTGCAGACTACTCATAAGATTTCCAACAGAACCATCGACAACATTACCAACTGCATCCTTTGCTTCTGAAAATCCAGGTACACTTAATCCAGAGACATCAACTCCTACTGAACTTGCAAGGCCACTAAATATACCTCCCACCCCTGAATTTAATGATCTTGAAAATGGCCCCTGTACAAAATTAGGATTAGTTGCTGCTGTAGCATTAGAAATTGCCTTACCCATTGCAATTGCTATCCCTACTCCTGGGACGAACGAAGCTATAGTTAAAGCCATCCCCATAAACGCGGCCATTCCTGGGTTTTGCGCTTGAAATCCTGCTTCTGTTTGAGCATTTAAATCCAGTTGCCTATCAGTAGGATCATTTGAAAGTCTTGCATCTACTATTTCATCTAGAGTTTGCTCTCTAGTTTGCCCAGGTAGTCCCATCTTATCTAAATCTCTAGGCTCATCAAGACCAAAGTCAACGGCCTGTTGAGCTATACCTCTATGACCAGTTTCTTGGGCTAAAGAAACAAAATTACCAGGAAGACCACTTACATCAACACCTGTAGGTCTGCCATATTTATCAAATCCGGTACTTAATACGGTCCCCTCTTTTACTAATCCTCGACCTCGCGAATCGGTTTTTGGGTTTCCTGCTACATGATCCACTACATGTCCTTCTGGACCCGTCATACTTTTCCCAGCAGTCTTTGAACCAATCGCCCCTTTACCAGGATTATTTACCCCCCCAGGAAAAGAGTTCATATTAACGCCTAGACCGTTTTCGGTTGCTCCTGGTCCTTGTGTGCTTCCTGGTGCATTAGGAGTACCATCTGCACCTACACCACCTGCACCTGTTGGAGAACTTGGGCCTCCTCCAAAACCTTGATCTGCATCTTGATCTCCTGGACCCTCTCCTTGAGTTCCTGCGGCTTCAGACGCATCTGCTGCCTCATCTGCTGGATCTGTTGGTCCTCCTGTTTTAAGCATAATTGGCTCTTTAGACATTATCCCTGTTGGTCTAGATGATGCGATAATAAGTGTACCTTTAGAGATAGCTTCTTCATCTTCTTTTGGTTCTACAAACTTCATCTCATCGTCATCATTTTCAGGATCACCCTTCTCATCAACATTTTGGATCATACCTAGATCTTCCATTTGTTGAATTTCATGTAAAACCCTTTGATGCATTTCCATTATGCGTTCTAAACCTAAATATCTTACGACATTAGCAGGTAGTACATACTCTCCTTCAGATAACATAGCAGGTATATCATCGGCTACTTCTTTTGGTGTAGCACCTGGAGGTGGGTCAGCAGGATGATCTTCTTCTTCATCTTGTTCATCTTTTGTTTTTACAAAGTCTGCTTCTACTTCTCCACCTTCTTTAAGATTTAAAGTATCTGCTTCAAATTCAGTATCATAATCTAAAGTTACATCATCACCAAACAAATATTCAAAGATACCTTTTTCTTCATATCCTTCTCCTAGATCATCGTTTAAATTAGCATCTAATTCTGTACTTGCATTGAATGCTTTTTCTCCACGCCCCATTACTTTCGCTGACGCTGCTTTATTTTTTGCTTCTATTTCTTCAGGTGTTAAATCTATATTAATTAGTTCTTGTTCTTTTCTTTTTCTAGATTCAAAACGTGATTGTTTTAATTTATCAGCTTCTTGTTGTGCTTGAGGTTGAATCTCTCTTAGTTTCTCTATTACAGTTTTACCATCTTCTATAGAATCAAAATTATTTTTAATAGTTTTACTTGTTATTTTTAAATAATTTTTGAGGTTTTCCCTTTCTTTGTCTCTAGGGTCATCCGTCTTTTGATTATCCATGCCAACCCCGTTATCAATATTGCTGGAGCTAGGAAACCCGATTTCACGCGATTCCCTATTCGTCATTGGGTCTGCTTCACCACCTTTAGGTCTAGCTTCACTAGAAAACATATCTATTCCTTCCATCTGTAATACTTCATTATAAAACTCGTCAGAGAAATGATTCTTACCTTTATTTTCCTGCCTAATTATAGCCTGTAAAAGTTTTTTCATTACTTCTGGATTTTCTAGATCTAATTGTTCTTTTGAATTAAAACCAGTAAAAGAGCTAACATTTTTTATGTATGCTTTTGTATTATTTTCGTTTGCTGGTGCATATCTAGAAATTATACCTTCAATAGTATCTAAACCATATTGAATGTCATAATTTTTTAAAAGTTTAGCCATTGCCCTGACACCATATTCAGGACTTTCAAATACCTCAAAGCCCTTTTCTGTCCCTATACTTCCATCCCAATTATTATTTGCAGATCTTATATTGCCAGGATTGTTATTTTTAATACTCATATCAAGTTCCTTTTAATATTGTCTGTACTTCTATACGCATACCTTTTAACTTTCTAAGTATGGAAATAGCACCTTGCGCTCTGTATATTTCTATTTTATTATCACTCTGTTCTAGTACACGCAGCGCATCATGTCTTTTAGAGTCTAAGTATATATTAAATAGTTCTTCAAAGTCTGGTGTATTTACTAATGGTAAGATGTCTCTAGCAGTTTTAACATCAAGCATTACCACCACCTCCTCGTTGCATCATTGCTAATAATTCTGGTGGTATTTGTTGCCCACCACCCTGACCTTGAGGTGCTTGAGCCTGTTGTTGCTGTTGTTGTGTTCCTGCATTAGGACCACCACCTGTAGCAAACCCTTGTTCACCTGGGGCAGGAGCTTGACCAGTTCCAATATTACCACCACCTGCACCTGTTGGGTCCATACTTGGTGGAGGTTCTGGATTAGCTTCTTGTATTTCTTTCTGCATCTGCTGTAATAAAATAGCCTGTCTAAATGCTTCTTCAGGATTGTTAGTAACCTTATCTACATCTAAATCCATTGTCGCTGCTATCTCACGCATAATGTATGGAAACTTAGCAAACGGTGCTAATACAGGACTACTTGCAATCTGTAAGAAACTAATAAGACGTTGAGATCTAACTTCATTCTTCATAAAGCTCTCAGTACCTCTAGCTCTTACTTCTAGATCACCACGTATCTCTACATCAAAATCAAACTGCATATTAAATGCAAACAATGCTTCACCCATAGGACGTAGCATATAATCATCCATGTTCTTAATCACTGTACGTATTGAATTACTGGCTGCACCCATTAACATAGAAATACCTGATGCAGTTCTACCTGTTCCCTGCACACCAGTTTGTCCATATGAATATGATGGTAAGCCTGATGACTCATCTGATAATACTCTTGCTTTATCAAATAACATCATGTTTTCACTTGACACGTTTGGAAACTTAGTACCAAATATAGCTTGACCTGGCGCACCACCTTGCCTTCTAAATATTTTACCTGGATATACTGTAAGATCTTGACCAGGTGCTAGGTTTGTTTCATCTACCTCAATCAATAGATTACCTGACAGAATAGCATTATCAACTGCTAGTCTCATAAAACCATTCATCAATGTCTGAGTGTCATCCATGTTTTCTGCTAGACCTACACCAAAGAAACTATAAGGGTTTAATTCATAAGGACTAGCAACATAAGGAATACGTTTAGGTGTAAAAGGATTAACCACAAATCGTAATACTTCATTATTACAAACCCAACAGTTAATCTGTATTTCTGTATCATTCATATACTTAGGAGGTATTTCTAATCCTTGCATTTCTGCAATATCTTTATCAACTGTACCCCAGAACTCTAGTACCTCAAAACGCTCAACACTACCGCTACCTGAAGAAAAACCATCCCCATCAAAATCTGAAGAAGTTTCGCTATCTTTTATACTTTCTTCCCACCATTCTTGATTATAATTTTCACCTGAAGAAATAGCATCTTCTATAGCGGTCTTTCTAAAGAAGGGACGTTTCTTTAATCCTCTTAATTGTGGTCTAGTTAATCTATGTCTTTCTACTGTATATGTTGCATCTTCCATATTATAAGCATCTGGGTCAGGAAAGAAGTCCCATACAGATACGTGTTCTACTTTAGGTATTGTTTTAACAATCGGATCATACTCTCCTGTATCATCCCAATTAGCATACTCTTTATCTACGGCAAATGGGCCTTTCATTATTGCAGTACCAAACAACACGCACTCAAATACAGAATGTCTTAAATGTTTAGTTGCAGAAGATTCTTCCAATTGATCTTTAATTTTCTTTTCCATCTTCTTAGCTGCAACTTGTGCAGGATGGAATGTAATAGCAGATTGAGTAAGACCTGGGCCTTCTTTTAGTCCTTCTATTTCTTTTAAATCTTCTTCTAATACTCCCAGTTGTTCATCTAGAATTTTAGAAGTAGCACCAGGGGCGAGTTCTTTATCATCCCCAGGAAAACCATACCTATCTTTAATTTGATCTAACATCTCATCTTGTTGTAGTTCTTTTGGGTCTACACTAACAGTATCTAATACTCCTTCAGGTAGGGTAGTATTTTCTACACCAATTGGAAATCTATTCTGACTAAATAATACATCAATTAATTGACCATACGCTGCAAGTACTTTAGTCTTTGTTACTTTAATAAACACTCTAGACTTTTCGGTTTCAGTAAACTGCACATCAGGCCCATATAATCCACGGTAATTTCTATATGCTTGTACCCATCGTTCCTCATCTGAATATCTTCTAGTTCTTGCACGTTCATATCGGGAATGTATATAACTAACTATATTATCATATGAATCCTCCTCAGAAGATTTATCCTCAATTGCGTTTAATTCATTAGTATCATCAACCATTAATCATTCTCGCCTTTCGTATTTAGTTTTCCTAGATCTATGTCTACATTTATAGTTTGATCGCCTTCTCCTTCTATAGCAAATAAATTAAGATTTTGAAGTACATCTCTTAATTTTTTGTAAGCTCTAGCAGGACTACCTGAACCTTTAGAAAATCTTTCTGCATCATATTTATCAGTAATTTTTACATTACCATCAGGAGATACAGTAGCAATAAAACCTCCTAGAGTAAAAGCCATAGCAGTAACAGGATCATTTACAACCGACTTACCTAATTTTAAACCTGAATCTATTAAACCTTCATCGCCAGGACGATCTGAGGAATACAACATTTTAATCATTTCTCTATCTTTTTTTGTTACTCCGTTTTGACCAACAGGAGTCCCTAATAATGCACTTATACTTACACCATCAGAATTTCTACCGTAATCAGAATATGATATTGGGATTTGTAGAGAACCATCATCTAATGTTTTAAATTTCTTATCTTTATATTTTTTCTCAATCATACCCATTAAAAAATTTCTAGCATCTTTTCCTAATTTATCTTCCGTAGAATTACCGGATTTTTTTATACCTGTAAATTCAGTATTTCCATACTCTTCAGTATCAAAGATGTTAGATTTAATTTTATTTGTTAATTGCTGAGTAAGAATTGATACAGCAGGAGTTTCTTTAGTTCTCATATTATTAGCTAACGAAACTCCATCTTTTAGGTAGCCTAAATAATCTGTAATTTTACCTAAAGGGTTTTCCATAGAGTTTAAGGGTAACATTATACGCTTCCTACTTTCTTAGTTCGTTTGGGTTGAAGGGTACGATTAAGTTTTTTAGATATAGCAGATAAATTCTTTTTTCTATTGTCTCTAGGGTTTCCGTTTTTATGATGTACTTCCATACCTTTAGCAGGTTTTACAATCTTTCTAGCTTTATTTCTACCTGCTCTATCTAGTTTACCTTTAGGTGTACCATGTGTTCTGGCATATTCCTGTTTATAATTTCTAGGTTTTCTCATAATTAATCCTTATGACAATATACAAATACACCGATAATCAATACAAACGCTACGATCATAGCAACGTACACCCAGAACACTTAATACCCAAACGTAGAGTCGGAAGCTTGGTAACGATGTTTAGGAGTATTTTCATACGCTACTCTTATGTTTGTTGGCCTAGACATTATCATATACCTTAGCGCATCATACAAGTGATCTTCTGATTTAGTATCTACATCTTCTGGATTTCTACTATCTGTTGGTAATGCAGCTATCTGACTAATTAAGTTCTTACAATTCTTTAGTATCTTTATCTTTGGTTCTTCTGTATCTTCATCAACCATCAATCTTTTATGTAACTCTATCTTACCTGCTACTCTAGATCCTGGTGATCTATCTGATGGTCTAAACCTACATCCTTCTCTATTCATAGTCTCTGCTATTGATGGGCCAACATCACCTCTCTTAGCCCAACAGGAACTATCTAATAGTGCATCCTGTATTCTACCATCTTCAGACTCTACCTCTAAGATCATCTGACCTAACTTATCTGCTGTCAAACGATTGACATACAACTCTCTGTATATCCAAAGACACCCATCAAAATCTACTGCACCCCATAGTATACCTGAGTGTGCTGAGTATCCAAAGTCTGCTGCCCTTATCTTAGTCCATCCATTAGGTATCTCAAAACTATCGCACGTATGTATGTCTTTATTAAACTCAGGGAATGCTCCCTCATCTACTACATCCCAATCACCATACAAAAACTGTTTACGTTTTACTTCTGGTAGTGATGCTAACATAGCAACATAACTTTGATCTTGTGTGAGATACGGATTATCCCATACTGATGCTGCTATAAACTTTCTTGTTATTTCGCTTGACAGTGTTTTACCATCTAGCTCAT